CTACTGCACGGCAAACATAGAAGGTGCGATGATAGCAGCATTGACGGCTGCCTGATGGAGCGCTGCAGATGGATGCACACCATCCAACGAGGCCTGACCGAGGTCCGTCCGCCAAAGCCCAATATATACGGGATCACCAACAACCTTGTCTATGTCGACAAGGCCGTTGCAACCCAGCTGGCTATAGCTGCTTCTCAGATAGCCATTATAATTGGTTCTCTGCACCTCCAACGGCGCCGCAGAGGGTGTAAAGGTGCCAAAGTAGAGTTTTGTCCCAGCGCTGAGCGATGCCGTAGTCGCTACCGAAAGTGTGATCGTTGAAGTCGCCGTATTTATTGCGGTCACAATTGAGCCAGGCGCAATGGCGCCAAGTGTGGAAAGATTAAGGGCCACGCTTTGCCCGACAGAAATGCCGCTTAAGGAGGACATGACGACTTGGACGGCCCCACTGGGGGTCGCTGAAGTCCCGGTGGTAATGGCAGCTGACGGGAAGCTCTGATTTGCAGCAGTGACCCAGGCATCATTGCTATAGGTCGTCGGTGGGATTGTAAAGCACCAGACCCTCTTGCCCGCGCTGACATAGCGCCCGACAATGGACTTGACTGAGGTTTCAACGAGCGATGCAGTTAACCCAAACTGTTCGATGTCATTGCGACCAAGTTCCATTAAGATGTCGGTAATACCGGTATCTATAGTTAGTGCATATTGCCCATCGCCATGAGCTTGCATGCCGAGCGCGGTCGTTGAGCCTCGGGCAGCCGTAACAAACGGGATATTATTCTCCAGGCTTCGTTGAACGTAGCCTTCAAGGCCCAAGGAATCCGCAGCATCCCCGGTCCCGGCGGCAATACTGTCACCCAGTACTAGGACGCTGCCCGGGATCGTCTGGCCCGTGGATGGCGTGACCTGTGCCAGCAGCATGACCGGGCCCCAATACCCGCCACCGGTATTGCCGAGAGACGTCGGGTTCATCGTTTGGTCGTTTAATGAAGCTCCCCGGTTGTCAAATTCCAGGAAATTCAGGCCGCCACTTGTTATCGTGACACGAGCGGATGTCGGCAGGTCCATGAGTTGAAGCCCTGTCGCAGACATTGACGCGGCTGTTCTCACCATAAACCATGTAGAGGGGAGAAGCTGCACTGAGACAGGATCAGAGGTAATAACGTCATGGCCGGGTTCGATCAAAAAGTTGCGTTTTCCCCCAAACTTCACCGGTACGAGCAAACCTGAAAATGCAAAAGCCTGTCCCGTTGATGTCGCGGCCGACGTAGCGTTGCTCAGAGTGACGGTGGTATTGCTTGGTGTGTTTCCGCTACCGGCTGTAAAGCCATTGCTCACCGACGCAACATAGGTATTGCTTACTATTCCCGCACCTGTAGATGAGATGATCTGACCCAAACTTATGCCATTCACGCCGAGGCTGGTCGACGAAAAACTATTTAGTGTCAGAGAGCCTGCTGAAACACCCGCTCCACCGTAGACAGTATTGCTATTTAGTGATGGAACAAAAATCGCCGCCGTACCCGTGGCCGTCAACGCGCGATCTACTTCCCCCTGCTGAGGCATATCGAATGCCGCAAAAACAAGCTTCAACGCTGTGACTGTGCCCCAAGAAGGGGAGATGCAGGCCTGTGCATCCATGATGGCCGTATTGGTGTTGTCGAAATAGGCCGCCGACCCATTTACCCCCCGGCGGGAACACAGCGGAATCCAGATTTGACGACCTCCAAGCGCGCGGAGACTGTGCTGTGGCACGGTAACAGAGGCTTGCGACTGCGTTACATCGAGGCTCAAGAGGAGAGTGCAGAGCGCCCACGAAAGATAGTGATTTTTCATGACTGGCGTTTAACCTTCCCAGGCCGCTATGGTGACAGAGACCGGTGCGTAGACATTGACTGCGCCGCGTGTTACGAATTGTCCGCTCTCGTAAAGAGTGCCTGCGGAAAGTTGAACGCAGTCGGTTGCATTCGGGCCTGCTTGGCCGCCTACGAAATTGACCCACACGGAAGACGATAATGGCGCTTGCAAAGCAAGGTAGTGCCGTCCAGAGTTCGGTGGAAAGAGTGTTGTACTCGTCGATGCGGTCAGTGATATAGATCGGGATACAGGAATACCGGTTACAGGTTCTGCTGTAATGCCGCTTCCCAATAGTCCAAACAGTCCTTTGAGTATCGCGACGAGTGAACCGGAACCGCCTGAATAGACTGCGTCACTAGGCGTGCCGGCCGCAGTCGCAATCGCCTGATCGGATTGGATTTGGGACAGTTGATTGGTGGCCGTTGCCAAACCGCTGCTGCCCGTCACAACCACCGGCTGACTCGGCGTACCGCACGGTGTCGCAACATTACCGGTTGTCACGCAATGCAGAACCGCGGCCGGGGCGCGGTTAACGCCGTCGGTAGTCAGGAACGAGCTACCGGTTTGCGCCTCCGCAACTGCATTCGTGAAGCATAGAAGTGCCAGTATTAATAACAAACGCATCCCCAACCCCCCGTTGCTGAGCGTAATTAGAAACATCTCAGAAAAGCCAATTTTGTCAAAGGATCGCGCTTTGCGCACCAAATACCTAAAGGCCAGAGTGGCGGCCTCCACCTCTAGTAGGGACTGACCCACCAAAACGACACAGGCGTCCGGGGAGGAGACACTCAACGCGTAAAATGGTGTTCGACGAACCACCGGTAAATGGGCTCAGCCAGCCAAACGGTCACGCTTCCGAGAACGCCAAGACCAAGTATAAGACCGCCCACACGGGACCGAAGTGCCACCATCTCGTGCACGGGTGCGCGCAGCTCCTGTACCACCCTCAACATTTCTTCTATCGAATGGGCGTTCGCGGAACTGCCGGCCCGCAGTACTTCGAGATCATGCCGTATGTTGCTAATGGCATTATCAAGCTTTTGTTCGAGATCTTTATAGTCCTGTCGGAGTACATTAATGTCAAAATGTGTGGACCCCTGGAGACGATCCGACTGCAGGTTGCGCGTCTCGATCATGCTGCTCAGCGAAATCAGCCCGAGATGTACATCCCGGACCTGATCACTGAGCATGGAGACGTCGGACGCAGTCGACTCCTTGCTATCCATCAGGCTATACTCAGAACACCGCCGTTGTTCCAGACTTGATTCGATCCAGTTGTCGGCTTGGTCGTCGGCAGGCCGGGCATAAATACTCCGTTTTGGGGAGACAGCCAGAGTTGTCCCTTCGGCTGCACACCGATCCCCCCGGCATTGGTGGTAACTTCACAAAGGTTTCCGGACGTTGCGTTTTGGAGGACGAGCCAATTTGTTGATCCAGCAACATTAAGCAAGCTAACCAGATTTCCGCTGCCGCTCGTGCCCCCGGCTGCATTGATGAATAGATCGCCGCCTTTGGTCTGGATGACGCCGTTAATGGTGCCGTCCGTGCCATCAAATATGATCGAAGGAGGATTCCCGGACGTAACAGCTTGCGTGCGGATATAATTCTTCGCTCCAGCCTGGTTATTGATGCGGAATAGCGGCGAACCATCAGCGGCGGTGAATAAATGATCCTTGGTGTTGGCAATGCCGGCGGGTGCGGTAGACGTTGCAGGACATTGGAAATTTATAAAATTTCCATTGCTTGCTGCTGAATTGTCGATAATAGCAGTCGTTAGGGACACATTGCCTGGATTGAGCGCGTATGTGGTAAGGTCAACGGTTGCGTTCGACGTGCCGATATTAATGATGGTTGCCATATCCTGGAATGCGCAACCACCAATAACATTGCCCGATGAATTAAAGGTGCTTTGGAACCGAAAAGCCGTATCCTGATTATTCGACGGACCCCCGACAAAATTGCACCCAACGACGTAAAAGTTCGAAACATTCGTTAGGTTAAACAGCGACTGACCGGTATTTGGCCCTCCGTCTCGCGTTATGTCGAGGCCCGTGAAATATCCGCCACCTACTGCTGACGCCAATACTGTTCCAAGATTGCAGTTCAACTCGCCGTTAGCAACCCATAAGCCCAGCAGCATCAGCCGGGTTGGCGTATAACCCGGCCATTGTGTGATATCGGTTTGAGAGAAAAGATAGTCTACCCCTACGATCAACGGATTAGTAAAGTAGATACCTTCACAATATCCGGTCTGAAGCACGGCGGAATTGCCGTAATATGCTTGCAACCCGGTAATCCGCGTGTCGAAACTTTCATTCAGCTCAATGACTGCCGAGCTCGTATAGCCCGCCTTTGCCGGTGGGCCGAACCAGCTGACGTTGTTTATCTGGACGCTCCAGCAGCCATAAAGGACGAATCCGCGCAGGAAGGTCTGCGGAAATGGACTCATCCCGTTATTAGAATTAGGATATCCGAAGCATTCAATGTCGCTAATATGGCCACTTACATACCCAAACGACGACTCAGATGGATACGTCAATCGCGCAACCGCGGCAGTTTGCCCCGTCAGATTTTCGGCGTAAGCGGAGAAATCTTTCAGTACAACACGATTGAAAGGGTTTGTCTGAGAGATATCAAATCCAACACCGGTGTGTTGTATGTGAATGCGCGTTATGCCCTTTCCAGCACCTCGAATTGTGACCGGGCGATCCGCCCAAACGAGGCTAGAGGTGAGCTGGTAATCCCCAGCAGGTATAAAAATCTCGCCGCCCGATGAGGGGAGCGCGGCGAACGCTGCATTGAAAGCCGCCGTGCTGTCTGTATTACCCGGTACTGCACCAAAATCAATGACATTTATGATGTCAAGGAAGATCGATTGAAGCGTGCGATTGGGCGCGCTCGCGGAGACCTGAACTTCGCCCAATGTAACCGGCCCTGCAATAGGATCGGTAATCTGCCCCTGCGCATTCAGTGAAACATACCCGCCCGAGGGTATTTTTGCAGCCAAAGCGGCAAGGTTGGCCTCGGTCGTGGACAATCCAGAGCTTAGTGTTGAAAGCTCTGTTGTCACACCCGGGTCCGTGCTAGCCGATACAGTGCCGGAGGTCGAAATCTGGATATTATCGCCGGCCGAAAAAAGGCCACGCAATAACGGCATAGGGAGCTGGGCAGGCGTTCCGCTGGTATTGACCACGACTTGATCGTTGATGTTGAGGGCTATCTCCATCGGAAAGCCAGGATGGTCGCCGCCATTGGCAGATATGGCGCCGCCTGCTATCGCCAGCCCTATGTCGACCGTCACGGATTCCGGTCCGCCCGGGCCAAGTGACACCCGCCCTAATAGGGAAGCACTAGGTATCTCGATCGCCGGCTGTGTTCCGCTGAGGAGTTCTGCGACGGTAACCGACCGCGTAATACCGCTTTGGCTCACCGGAAACTCGTCTTGAGGTCCGGACGAGCTAGCTGGCGGAAGCTGTGGAATCGTTGGCATGAGCTACCCTCTTCCTAGACTGGTCAGCCTATGGCAGCCCAGCCCGTCGCGTCGCTATTCTGCTGCTTGATCCAGAAGGTATTTCCCGGCCCGCCATTGAGGTTCCGGAAATCCGATCCCGGCGGCGCGGCCACAATACCCAAAGGTGATCCACGGCCAACGCTGGATGTGCAGCCTACTGTCTCGGCGGCACTGGCGATGTGGAGTGCACCGCCACTGGCCGGCCTTAAGATGAGATTTCCGCTGTTGACGGTCTGAATGATGGCGCCCCCATCGCCTGTTGGCGCCAGATAATCGACCGGTGGGAATGCGACCGCTCTCCAATTGCCAAATGTGCCCTCCAGATCAACACTCCCATAGGCTGGGATGGTGGAGGCATATCCGGTCCAGCTTTGTTGGGGTGGCGCCGACCCAGCGAGCGATAATTGAAGTTGCGTGTTACAACTCAGCCGGAGTTGCCGGCCTTCCAGGACCGGAAGACCAATATAGACGGCCGCTGCCGCGCCGCTGCCGTCACCCGTGATGGTCGCTATGGCCGGACTCCCAATGATACCATACCCGGACCCGGGGTTAGTGACCACGATCCATGCAATCTCGCCGTTTCCGACAATCGCCGACGCAGTCGCGCCCAAACCACTACCAGAAATGACGACCTGTGCCTGAGTATAGCCGCTTCCTCCGTTTGTAACCTTAATGAAAGCCACTTGTCCGATGGTATCGGCCTGATGGGCTGTCAGAATGGACTGGATGGGGGACGGGGCGCTGGTCACGAGCACATCATCGGCAACGTCGGGAACGACAAGGGCCTCTAATCCAGCCACAGTTCCCGCAATGACCTTGAACCGGGCTTGGTTATTCCATCGATTATGGTCAACGATGGCGGCATCGGTGTGTAGCCACATCGCTTGATCAAGAGTTGCGCTACCACTGCCATTCACATCGTTACCGGTTATAGCCAAACCCTGAGCGCCATCCGTGACCAGAATCCCGCCGCCCTGTGCCGACGTAAAGCCAATCCAATTTTCGGCTATGGTCACCGGTCCCGTGGGGGTCAGTGACAGTGACGGCTCAATAGCTGAAACCCCGATCGCCCAGCCATTGCCGAGGAAGACATTCGACCGAACAGATAGACCTTGGCTACCACCGAGAGCTAATCCTGTTGTCGCTGCTGTGACGTGGTTCTCGTCAATGAGACACCCCAAGCAACCGCGCGCATCGATGCCATAGCAGCCATCAGTAATGAGGTTCGCTGTCACGCGAGAATTCACCGCTCGGGCGATCAAGCCGCCGCCGGCGGATGTATTTCCGTTATCCAGAAGGCTATTGCTATCGACGATCCCTCCGCTGGTTGCGACAGCCGCACCCCACTGCGTGTTCAATGAACTGACGTTGCCGCACACGAAAGCAAAGCTATCTTGCGCCGAACCCGGACCAACATCCCAGTTGCCGACACTAATGCCAATGGTGTTTCCGTTGCAGCTATTCGCGCGCACCGCCGCGGCAACACCCACATCTATGCGAATACCGGAACTGCCGTTTACCTGCGCAACAGAAGCTAAGACACAAAAACTTCCGGACCCAGTCGCATAAAATCCATGCAACGCATTGTTCTTGGATATGCTTTGGGCAATAGACACGGTAGCGCTCGGCGCCAGATTGCAGATCAAGCCGCAACCACTCGTACTTCCGACGGCATTCGTGAAGCGGCACTGTACAAAGTCACCATTCATACACACTTCGCTGACGGCCACCGCCGGCATATCGCTGCCAGCTAGGCTAGCGGCGTCAAACTCCACACCGCAAACGGTTATAACAGGGCTGGCAAAGGTAATCCACGAATTCGGAGATGTAAGGACGTTCCTTGTTATGACACTCGCACCAGCAACGCCAATGATGGCTTGCGTGGAGGTAACCATAACGGGTCCGTTGACGACGTAGACCTTTCCGTCAAGCCGCAACGGGCGTCCCGTCGCGAGCGCAGCGGTAAAGGCAGCCGTGTCGTCTGTAATGCCATCGCCAACAGCGCCAAAACTTTCGACACTGAGAGCGTCGGAAAAGATATCAGCGATACGCCGTGTGGCAATACCGCCCGTAGGCTGGGCTGTGAGATTTGACCCGCTTATACCGTCCAGTCCGCCCAGTCCACCCATGAAGGAGTCGTAAGGCAGGGCGGCATTCTGCCCCCCTTGGGAGAGTGGTACCAGGTCGGAAGCCGATGGCGGACCACCCAGGCCGAGACCTGAGATGATGAACGGGGCTGGCGCATTAAGGGCGCCGTTTGCAAAAGCAAGATTGGCCCCAACGCCGATCGTTTCTGGTCCACCGAGCCCGGGGCTCATCCGCCCAAGCAATGTGTTGGATGGGAGCGCCAGGGCAGCTTGCACGCCCGACAACACTTGCGCACGCGTCGCGCTGCGGGCAATGTCGGATTGGGAAACCACGAATTCGTCCGTATCGCTCACCGACACGGCGGGTGGCAACTGGTCAATGGTGGGCATGGGCCCTCCGGTTACATCAGTCAGTAACGAGAATGGGTGCGTCAGTCTGGTCCGTGATCGGTGCACCGGTTTGGTCGGTCAGAGCCTCGGACGGCACGGGGGGTGTCGCCAAGGCAACAACCGGCAGATTGATCGTGCGCCCAATGATCCGGCCGCTATTTGTCCCAATGGTGACAGTGACCTGGTACACCGTGCCGGCGAAACCAGCCGTAAACCAAAGAATGGCGAGGTCTCCGTCCGCGCTAGACGACTGTAGCGTCAAGTCTCCCGGATTGCTCGGATTGATCACGACATCGAGGGTCATGATTGCGTCACCCTCATTGCCCGCAATAGCGCCAGAAATGTCAATGACATAGTCGAGCGTATCGGTGGGATCCTTGGGGGGCCAGCTCAGCGGGGCCGGCGGTTGGGTAAGCGTTCCTCGCGGAAGAATACCGCAACCGGAAAGTGCAACGACGCGGGCAGTCGAGGGTATCCACGAATATGTGGCCTGGGTTCCCATCTATCGTATCTCCCGTTCAGCGCGCGTTCGCTTCACGCAACGGCACCATGGCCGGCGTTCTGCTTGGCTTTACCATTCGACTAGGACCAGGCCAGCACCGCCCTGTCCGCCCACGCCGCTGCCGATCCCGCCGCCACCTCCGCCGCCCGGCAAGGATGCGTTGTTCCCATTTTCGGCGCCACTATTGGCGATCGCTTCGGCGCCGCTGGCACCGTAGCTGGCGCCGCCGCGGCCGCCAGCCCACATGGCGTTCGGGAGTTCAAAGCCAGGTCCGCCACTCTGTCCATTTAAAACTAGGCCGGAGCCGGCGCTTGAACCGCCCGCGCCGCCCAAGCCGCCGGCACCGCTCGCCCCATTCGCACCCGCCAAGCCACCATTGACGTCCACGAGACTTCCGAATTTTGAAGCGCCACCAGGCGTTCCGGATCCTACACCGCCATTGCCGACCGAAACAAAGTAGCTCTCACCAGGGGTTACGCTATAATAGCCGAGCGAGTATCCGCCGCCACCGCCGCCACCGCCTGCGCCGCCAAGTCCAGACCCGCCCGCGCCGCCACCGCCCCAAATCGTCAGCTTGACCGTCGTCGTTCCAGTCGGGGCCGTCCAATTGCCCTGATTACTCGGGGTGAACACCGCAAGATTGCGCGTTCCAGGGCTTTGCTGGGGCAGCTTGGTTGTGATGAAAGGCGCTTGAGGAAAAACTGCGATATTCCCGCTCCCAATACTCGTCTGGCCCGCGGTTATGGTGACAACATAGAGCCCTGCCCATCCTGCATCCACGGCGGGTGTGATTTGCGTGCCAGCGGTGCTCGGCGCACCCGCCTTCACTTGAATCTGGATCTCCTGCAGCCTCTGGGTATTCTGCGCCTCGCCGGAATTGTTTGGCCCGCTATACGGCTGCGCCGGGTTCGATGCATTGTAATACGGCAGCACAACCGGCGTCGCGTCTGTCTCCAGAAGTGTCGCCTCGATCAAATAATTAATCGCGTCGCCTGGCGCCGTTGGCGCGGACATCGCGAACGTGTTCGACGTCAGACTGACACCGATCCGCAGGAGCGGTTCGTTCGTTTCCGCCGGCAGCGATCCGAAAGGCGTTGTATCGACCACGCCATATTGTGTAATGCTGCCCGGCCCGATCGTCACGCTCATTGACGCCGGCGAAGTTGGCGTGCACGGTAGTCCATCAGCAATAGTGCCCGTTCCGAGTACTGCTTGCGCCAAATACCCAAGCGCGACCATAACACTGCGCTCGAGGTTCAGGACATCCGTGTCAAGCGGAATGCTGCCCGGATAGACGATTTGCCGGTCCATCGTATCACCTTGATCTGAAAGGTTTCAAATTCCCGGAAGATGTCAGTTCGAAATATTCATCCAGGCTATGGTTGCCGCAGGGAGCAGGGGCGGAACGGCAGCCTCAATCACGCTATCCGGTATGCCGGAGACTTCCATGGCAAGGCTGCCATAAACGGGTACTCCCGGACCGCTGTAACCGGCGAGCTCCGGAATGCCTCCGACTAAAGGACGATACGCCGTCAAAAAAAACTGATAAGGCAGGGCGAGACTGCCCCAACCACCGCCGGCGCCGTAACCAATGCCCCCAATCGCATAACCGCCCGTATCGGTCGTGCGCGCCGGTTCAAAGACCCTCGGCAAACGACCGGTCATTTGGTAAAGCGCCTCCCTCAGAGCGGCGCGGGTTGACCGGGGCCGGAGCAACGCCTCCGTAATCCGTGTACGGAAAGCGTCATCCACCTCATCGACATAGCGCGGTAAGCCCGAACCAAAGAAATCCTGGCTTATTTGATCGAGGAAGCTTCCTGTCGCTGTCGCAATGCGGGTCTGGGTGATCACCGATTGCAAGAGCATCCAGAAGGCCGAAAGACCTGCCCCTACGGCCTGGAGCACCGATTGCAGGACCGGCGTCACATCGCCGAACCACCCCTCTGGCAACATGGCAAGCATCCGGCTGGCCATATTCGACGCATCACCATTCATTTTAGGAGACCGTCACACTGGTGGCAAGGATAACGCCATTGGCGGCTGCGGTCAGGTCGGTCGCCGCATTGTTAATCAATGTGCTCAGCACCGATATAACACTGCTATCGGTATCATGGGCAATGGCGTCTAACTTTGAAATGGCAAGCGTCCCTGCAATGGGAAGCGTTTGGATCCACGCCAGGACCGCGGCCTGAACACGTGCCGTCACCGCGGCATGGGTTATGGGATTGGACGTTTCCAGGCTCATCACGACGGCCGCATAAAAAATGCTCGGTCCTTGAACGGCGAATATCGACCCAATCGGCCTGACAGCATCAACACTGGCCTGAACGCTGGACAACAGTGCAGCACTGGGCATCCCGGTCCCATCGTCGACAGTCACAAGAAAGGATCCGGGTGTATAGGTGAACTGGGTGTTGACGTTTTCGGTAACCACCATCCTCAGGCCGAGCTGAACGGAGGCAATCGCATTTAGGACAGCGGTTTCTGTCGATAAGGACAGGCTATTAATGTAGAGCTGAAAGCGCAGGCGGAAGGCGGCATCGGATTCGGCGTCCTGTCCACCCGAAAAAGCCGCGCTATTCGTCACAGTGTCGATTCCGGGAATCGGGGAGGTGAGCAAAGTGACGGTGCCATCCTGGACATTGCCGCTAGTACCGACCGTGATACATTGTGCGGGGATAGAGACGCTTGCAACCTGCGGCGCGACCGTATAACCGCCCTCGCCGTTCCAGGCCGGATTCGTGTCGTCCGCGGTGACGGTGAATTGCGTCGTGCCGTCAGCCGTCGCCACGACCGTGCCCACGGCAATGATCGCGGTCATGCCAAGACTGTACCGCGAGAATGTTAGCACGCCACTGGCCTCGGCACCGGGCAGCCGATGGAACGAGAAATCCGCCATCCAGCTATCCAGGTCGCTGCCGCTACTGGTCGCTGCCCGCGTTGTTGCAAGAACCTGAAGAACGAGCCATTGCAGCCAGAGAATAACGGATGCACAAGCCTCCAGCAGCGCTCTCAAAACGCTACCAACGCTCAAGTCGATCAGTTGCTGCGCGGCGCCTTGCAGGCCTGCCGCCATTTGCTGCAAGAGGCCAGAAAATGTCAGTATCGGGAGATCCATGCTAAACACCTACCGTGAAGGTCAGCGTCTGCGACGTATTTGACGGCTCATCGACATAAGATATACCGACAACGACGCTGCCGTCGCTAAACACGTCGGTTGCGACGATCGGCTCAGGTTGATGGGCGACCGAGACTTCATTAAACATCTGCGTACGAATAGAACCTTCAATCACACGGGCATCCGCCGCCCGACCCACAAATTGCCCCAGACCACCACCATAGGTCGGCTCCCAGATATAATCGTTTGGATTCGTCAAGAGGCGCCGCAACACGCGCTGCTGTGTCAGTGCCGGCCCATTGCAAAGGCCGATATCGCCTGCGGCCGAGACAGAAAGGTCACCGCCCCAAACCAGGCTCGCATCCGCCATGTCTGGCCTCCTCAGTCAGTTGGCACTGGCGGGGTCGTGCCCGGCGGATGCACATGCTCGTTATAATGGCCGCGAAGCTGGGACAACGACCCGTGTTGATCGTACACATCCCCGGTAACCATTAACGTCCCGGTGTGCGACCAAGTAGTCGCCTTGCTTTCAATCGAGCCATCGTTGTGAAGCTTAATAAAGCTTCCCGTCTGGTGCTGTAGCCACAACTCCCCGGTCGGCGCATTCGGTGGCGGGGATTGATTGGACCATAACTGGCCCAGGATCAGACCTTGTTCGGCATCGCCATCCTGCCAAACCACAATAACCTGGTCCCCAGGAGACGGCGCGCCGACGAGGCCCCAACCGGCGCCAACCCACGCACTGCAGATTGGAAGCCATCCCGACAACACGTTCTCTGGCTGAATCGTGACGCGCGCCGTGTAAGTGGCGGGATCCACAGAGGTCACCACGGCAATGCGTGGATGGGCCCAGCCTTGATCAAGCTGGGCTGCGTGGCCGCGTAGAATGTTCAGGATGGCGTCCAAGGAAAACTCTTTGCTTCGACAGTCTGGGTAAAGCCATGGGTGAAGGAAAGCCGCCGCTCGATCGAACAGATATTGTAGAGCCCGTCGAAATCGGTCCCGGTCGCCTGCACGGAAATGGTATTGCGCGGCTGGATGACCAGATCGCCCGGCATCTCCATTTCGATATGCCGTTCATGCTCCGTTATCTGGCTGAAGGTTTGGAGGGCAAGTCTTTGCGCATCGTTAGACGATAGATTCGGTCGGACAATTGTACGGTTCATGAGGCCGGCTTCACTTGAACCGCCGGACACAACTTGGCTGACCATAGTCTGGTTGATGCAATCCCAGCTCTTAACCGTAACGGCCACGCCGCCGGCAACATCCAGCGCATGGTGAAGCACCATCGCCAGACAATCACCCGGCTGCACCGTCACGATGGGAGTCGATTGATCGACCGGCTGAAAAAACAAACTGTAACCCTGAACCCAAACGTCAAAACCCTCGATCTGTGCCAGCCAGCAGAGCAGATCCCACTCCGTCGTGGCACGCGCGTGCTG